TCACAACCAATGCAAATCGATTATTTCTGCATCGTCGAAGTTCTCAAACACCAACCAACGGACAGCGTTCGCATTTTTTGCTTTCCCTTTGAAATCGGTTAGCATCTTGCCGTTTACTAAAATCAATGCTTCAAACTCCTTGTTCATTTCTTTCAGCTCCTTTCTTGTATCCCTCTCTATGTATAATATACAATTGACTTGATTTTAAATCAAGAAACGAACTCGAAAAAAGGCTATTTTATCATTCAAAAGAATAATAGAATAGCCTTTCACTATAAACGTTTATTTGAAATAAATCTCTACGTCTTTATCACGGATCACAATTCTTTCTATTATACGTTCCAAAACTTCTCGCAACGTGTCCTTGTCTAGCGCATCCCAATCTATACCGTCTAACCATTGGTAGCTTTCTACAGAATCAGCCGCTTGCATTCTCATCCTTTCTAACTGCTTCGCTAACTTGTCACGCGACTTATCAAGTTCTTTCGACTTCTTGTTAAACATTTCGTTATCCAAGTGTTCATTTAAATATAAATCAAGCAACCGTTCTTTTTGTTTATCAATAGTAGCAATCTTATTTTCGACTGGTTTAAAATCGAACGCGCGCTTTTTCACCTTGTGCTTTAATGGCAAGCGTTTCACTTGTTCCATAACCGCTTGTTCTAATTCGTCAACTCTTATATGCGGTTGTTCGCACGTTCTGCCGTGTTTTTGTTTATACTTCCATGTCCTAGCGTTGCAGCGATAATAGGCGCGTCGATATTCTTTGTCGTTGTGTTTTGATCGGCTTTCATAAGCACTGCATCGTTCGCCGCACTTGCCGCAATAGATAAGTCCTGACAATAAATAAGTACGTTTAAATGGCAAGTTAGACGCCCTAGCGTTCATTCTGACGTTTGCTTTGTCGAATAATTCTTTACTAATGATCGGCTCGTGTTGTCCGTCAAATGTTTCGCCGTCAAATTGTATCTTTCCGATATAAACCGAGTTGGCAATCCTGCGTCTGATTGTCGTATCATATGTGTTGAACTCTTTCGCTACACTAGAAACGCTTTTCCCGTTTGCAATCATTTCAAACATCGCCTTCACTTCGTTAGATTCATTTTCAAAACGTTTTAATTCTCCGGTTTCCACGTCGTAACGGTATCCGAACGGGATAATTCCGCCGCCGTGATGAAAACCTCTTTTTGCTCGATGGGCACGCCCAGAGAAAAGACGTTCTGTAATGTTATCTCTTTCTAATTGGGCAAACACGGATAACATTCCGATCATTGCACGCCCAAAAGACGAGGTGGTGTCGAAACTTTCTTGTAATGAAACGAAAGCAACGCTGTTCTTCAAGAAAACATCTTCTATTAAGTACATAGTATCTTTTTGCGACCTACTCAAGCGGTCTAAACGATAAACTAAAACGCAATCAAGTGCGTTGTTTTCTACATCTTCTATGAGCTGTTTCAAGCCCGGACGTTCCAACTTTGCACCAGATTGCGCCGCATCAATGTATTCTTTTACTACTGTATAATCTTTTGCGCTAGCAAACGCCCTTAGTTTTTCCAATTGTACCTTAATAGAGTAACCATGCTTTTCTTGCTCCGCTGTCGAAACTCTTACATATAAACCTGTTCTCACGACATCGCCTTCTCTTTTAAATAGTAGGGTGTACGATCATCCGTTAAACCGATCAAGTAATCAGAACTGACCTCGAACAGTCTTGCTAATATACGCAATTCTTTTGCACGCGGTAAGTTTACGCCGGCTTCCCACTTCGCTACTGTTGAATGTGTGCCGCCGACAATCTCGGCAAGTTCCGCTTGCGTTAAATTCTTTTCAATGCGCAATCTTTTGTACCTTCTGCCTAAATTTTGCATTTTCTCATTCCTCCTAATAATATGATAGTTTAGTTTAAACTATTCTTTCTTTTGTTGCAAGCTAACTTTACAACGTTATTGATTTAAAGTCAAATTTTGTAATTCCAATAATTAAGAAAACTTAATAAGTTTTTTGTGAAAAAGTGAATTAAAACTCTTGACTATTGATGTTAAATCAACTAAACTATTTTTGTAAAATCTATTGATGTTAAATCAAAGGAGGAAAAAAAGCCTATGGAATGGCGCTATATCGTGAGATCAAAAGAGTTGAGAAGACGAAGAATCGAAATGGGCGTTACTACGGAGAGGATGGCAGAAGTATTAAATATTCCAGAATATCGAATTATAAGTTATGAAAACAAGGAGTATGTTTGTGCGCGTATATCGTACGAGCTAATAGAGGAAATGAGTTGGTTCTTGCATTGCGAAGTGGGTGATATCGCTTATGAATGGGGTTAACATCAAATGTTTTGATCGCTTCGGCAGTGAGATAGACGTGTCAAGTTATCAGTTTGCTGAAGAAATCACAAGCGAAGTTTTTCTCATATTAGACGAAAGGATGATAGGACATGACGAAGAAAGAGAAAGACTTGTTCATCAAACTAATTAAAGAGAAGAAAAGCCAACTAGTGGAACAGCAACATGATTTATTAACGATCGGCGAACTAACGCAAGCGCGAGCGGATAAAATCGACAACGAGCTGAAAGAATTAGCTGACACGTTACAACATCTAATTATCGGAGTGCGATAACATGGCGAATTTATTCTTATTGTTAGCAAGCGTCTTACTAATTTATGCAATCGAAACTAAGGAGGAAAAACGATGATTATTAAACACGACCTAAGCACAGAAGGAATTAAGAACTTTGAAAACGAACATTTACTATATACAATCGATGAAATGTTAAGAATGGACAACGAACGACGTTGGGCAGAATTGACTGTTATTACTCACTTTGGAAATTGGATGGAAGACGATAAGAAAGTAAATACAGCGCAAACGCTTATGTATCTAATTGAAATCGAGAAAGGGCGTTTAGACTGTCCGATGGGCAGAGACATGAGTTATATCGAACAATACTTACTTGTTAAATGGGCAAAAGAAGGTGTGCCAACTGTTAAAATAGCTAACCGCACGCGCCGAGACCCTAACACATTACGCTGTATTTTACGGCAACACAACATCGAGACAAAAGCGCGCACCGCGCCTAAACCTGTAGTTATCGTGACACGTGACGGACAACGTCTTGATGTTGACAACGCAAAACAAGCATCGGAGACAGAATGGTGCGACATTACGGCAAACGCTTTGCGAGTTCGTTTGTGTAAGCATCGAGTGTATTCTAATAAGTTAGCAACTATCTATTACAAGGAGGACGAGGAAAAATGGAACTAATCGCGCTAGCTGTTGTCGTTATATTAGGATATGTCGTTGCTTTGACATTAGATTATCGAGTGACAAAGAAAGAACAAGAAGAAATAGAACGTTGCAAAAGGGTTGACAAGTATTGTGATTATGACGATAATTAATACGTAAACTTGATTTAAAATCAAAGAAAGGAAAGATAAACATGGGAGACGACAAGATGAGAAAAGCGCACTACCATAACCACAAGACACGCTTTGACTTTAGTTCTGGCGAATATCGTACGGTTTACTACTTCTTTAACGGCGCTGATGGATATTACGAATGCCTCGATGTGTTCTGGGATCGTGAATACTACCGTGTGCTTAGCACACCTTACAAGCCAAACTACGGACATACAGTAAACCTTAAAGCGTTACAAGACGTTGACATCGCTATTCTGAAATCTATGCCGTGGGAAATTCGTGAGCAATATTGCAAACATCCGTTTGATGAAATTAAAACATTGTTAGATAGCTTAGGTTTTGAGAAAACGGAAGAATGGGAAATGAGTAAAGACGCTTGGCACAATCGCCCGTGGAGCAGAGAAATTTCAAGATTTTAAAAAACTAAGGAGGAAAACATCATGCATACACAACAACAATTAAATTTTATCTGGGATTGCTATCAACACATGACGGAGGCTTTCAGACAACAAGTCACTTTTGTAGATTACGCGATCGGTAACTACGACGAATTTATTTGGTTTGGGGAGGAATCATGATGACACCTTTTGCAATGATAAACGGCGAATGTAAAGAAATAATGGTAGGCGTTACGGTTGACGGTCACATCGGCATAACAATCGATCCAGACCCGCTCGGCGCGACTTTTAGCTGGCAAACGATACGCTTAACGGAAGACGAAGCGAAAGCCGTACGCCGTGCGTTAATGACTGCAATTTCAGATAACAAACTTAGAAAGGTTGAAGAATGATGCTTACATTTTTAGAAATACTTCTCATGTTACTCGGCGGAATTGCTTTGATTGGTGTAGGTATTTGGGGGTTAATCGAGGTAGAAAAAACGGATAGTTTAGTTTGGTCGTTGGTGCTTTTCTTATTAGCTATGATCGATATCGGCATTGGGATCACTGCTATCGCCGCACTTTTCATCTTATAAGGAGGGATCGACATGATATTTCTATTGCTTTTTCTATGTGGAATCACGATGGTAGGTTGCGGGGTATGGTTGATGGTGTCGATAAAAGACGCGAAAACTTTGTTAGATTGTTATTTTGCAGTGTTGACAGGTTTCTTCGGTTTGGGGTTCGGAATGTTATTAATTATTGCTAGTTTGATGACGTTATAGGAGGTAGAAAGATGAGTGCTTTTATTGCGGTTGTTTTAGGGTTGTGCTTAGCAGAATTTTGGCATGGTGAATATGAAAACGCGAAATGCACCGCGTCGAGAGTTATTAGTCTGATCGGACAATATGGATGTTACATTTTAACCTTGCTTTATTTATACGTAACTCTAGTTTAAGGAGTGAGCGTTATGCGTCGAAAAGTTTACGCATGTTATAAGGATATCGAACAAGAATTTGAGATTGACAAAGAAATAGAAGAAACGTTACTTTGCCTACTGAAATACTTCGGCGAAGTGATTATCGAAAGCGACGGCGCTGTTTTATCTAACACAAAAGGTCATAACGTACTAGGGTTTGTCAAACCTAAGAACCTAAACGAAAAGACACGAACACGTCACAAATTCAAAGGTCAAAAAGTTGCGAAATGGCGTTACAAACAAGAAACGGGGGAATGAAAATGGAAAAAACCATAGGGATGGTAGAACTACCAGAACACGCGGAAGCACTAGTTAGTATATGGGATGAAAACAAAGTTAATTTAAGTGTGTATAACATTGTGGACGCTGGAGCGGCGGTATTCATGGACGTAGCACAAGCAAAATTCTTAGTCTCACTGTTACAAGACGCGATCAAAGAAATCGAGGAAAAAGAGCAAGAGGGCACGCCGTGGTATAAAACGAAAGGAGACAAATAGCAATGATTATGAAATTTTTACTAGTGGTAGCGATTTTTATCATAACAAACCACATCCAAAAACGACGCTATCAGAAGAAACTAGACAACCTAACATTTTTAGGCATGGCGGTAAAAAGCAAAGGCAAAAACGCACAAATCACAGTAGCAACTAGCGAAGGCATGTACGAAATGGAAACGGACAAAGAAATGTTTATCAAAAAAGTGAAAGCGGGATTGAAGGAGGAATTATAATGAGCGCGAATTACAGAGGTTGCAATATTGAACAGTTGGACAAAATGACGGAGGAAATGGAAAAGGTACTTGAATCGAAAGGCGTAACTAAACGAGAGCATGCGCGCTTCGCCGCGTTAACCGCGCTAGTATTATTCTATATAAAAGTGGAGGAAGACATGACGGACGAAGACGCACTAGATATGCTTTTCTTGATGCTAGAAAGCACCGATGAAGAATGGGAGGAAGAATAATGGAGCGTGACATGTACGGCGATTTAATACTAGATGATTACTACAGCGACTATGAGCAAAAGATTTGCCCTGACAACTTAGCAACGCACATGAAAGAATGCCTAGACGTTCGTAGCCCTTGCGACGTTTTAGCGGACTTGATAGACATCTTCCAAGACGAAGATTACAAATACAACGACGAACTAGTGAAAGTATTGGAACACGCAAAGAACGCAATCAAAACAGAGATAAACACAGAACGCGATATTGCGGACTACTTACAATTGACATATGAAAGGGCGGATGAGGTATGCTGACACGGCTAACTTTAGGAGAACTCTTAACACTGCTCGGTAGCTATGAATTTGTTACGTTGTTCGATAAAAACAATGATGTAATCGTCGAGGATTGCCTTAACGACATACTTTTATATGATAGTTTATGCTATCACTTAACGGCGCTTGTCACAGATATAGACACAGGTATTTCAAACTCAAACGGATCACTACATGCAGTTATCGACATCACAATCGACGATATAATCGAGGAGGAAAACTAATGAAATCACATTCTAACGAACTTAACGAACTATTCAAGGCAATGGCGCAATTTCGATCAAACTTTAAACAACCGATGAAGGACGCGAACAATCCATTCTTCAAATCTAAATACGTACCACTAGAAAACATCACAGAAGCAATCGACAAAGCAATCGAGGGAACAGGTTTATCCTACACGCAATACGCAACAAGCGAGAATCAAGACGTTAGTGTATCAACGATGATTATGCATGAGAGCGGGCAATATATTGAGTTTGAACCGTTAACTTTGCCGGCTGTTAAGAGCGATCCGCAAGGGCTTGGATCGGCTGTGACTTACGCGCGCCGTTACGCATTAGCAAGTGTATTCGGAGTTACATCAGACAAAGACGACGACGGGAACGCATGTAGCGGCGACAACGCTCCTAAGAAAGCAAGCAAAACGCATATCCAAACAGCACGCATGAAAATCAATCAACTAGCCGAGAAACAAGGGCTATCGGCGGATGAAGCAGAACAAATGATCTTGAAACATTTCAAAGTGAAAGGCAAACTAGACAACGTAACAGCCGAACAAATAACGCAAATTTTATCATATTTGAAGTCTGTAGAGAGTAAATAAATAACAAAACTTGATTTAAAATCACAGGGCGGTGGGGCTTTCCGCCGTCCTTTTTTAGGAGGTTAGGACGTGGCAAACTTACTTTACCTAGCAAAAGTCAAAAGCATAGACGGTCGAGAAATGAAAATAGAACTAGCCGAAGATTTAAACATTGAACGTTTACAAACTGTCTACCACGGACACATAGGCGCACGATACTGCGAGTTGCGTTTTCTTGATCCGCGTTCTTTCTCTGTGGATCAACGCAAATATTACTATGCATTATTAGGGGATATAAGCGCGTTTACGGGGCATCTGATAGAAGAGGTAGATGATAATACCAGATGGAAGTTTAAAGCTCTCACAGGGCGAAATATAAGCCTCTCAAACGGTTCTAACAATACGAAAGACGATGTAGTCTTATTGACAAATATCGCGCTCGACTTGGCTTTTGAGTTGAATGTTTCGTTGTCTAACAAGATACCGATTCCAGATAAAAATCTCGAATATTATTTCTATAAGTGCCTTACACATAGAAAGTGTTGTATTTGCGGCAAGCATGCGGATATCGATCACTTTGACGAAACTGTAGGGATGGGGAACAACCGGGATAAGGTAGACAAGACGAAGTACACTTATTGCGCGTTGTGCCGATCACACCACACGGAAAAACATACTATCGGTTTGGTGGCGTTCAGAAACAAGTATCACGTGTATGGCATTACGCTGAGCGCAGAAACGATTAAACGATTGAATATTTAGGAGGTATAGGGATATGGAAAACAAGCCGAATTTTTATGCTATATTGCCGGCAACTGTGCGCTATGACGAACGATTGAATGCTATTCAAAAATTGTTTTATGCCGAAATATCGGCGTTAAGCACTAAGGAAAAACGTTGCTGGGCTACTAACAAATATTTCGAAGATGTTTTCGGTGTATCTACTTCTACGGTTACACGTGCGCTAAACGGTTTAATTGAATTAGGCTATTTAAAACGTGTGATAGTTTACAAAGACGGCACAAAAGAGGTCGAACGTCGTTATTTGTATATATGCGAAACTGCAAATACCCCTATCATCAAAAATGACATTACCCCTATTATCAAAAATGATGAAGAGAACAATACAAGAGAAGAACAATACAAGAAAGAACAATATATAGGCGAATCGCAAGACGATTGCGCCGATAGTCGAGTTACAAAAGAAAAACAACTGAAAGAAGACTTCGAGAAACTTTGGAAATTGTATCCTAACAAAAAAGGTAAAGAGTTAGCTTTCAAAGCATATAAACGAGCGATAAAAGATGGAACAACCAACAAAGAGATACAAACAGGCATTGTAGCTTACAAGAAACAAATCGCTATCAATCACACTGAAAAACAGTACATGCTACACGGCGGAACTTTCTTCAATCAGCGACGTTGGGAAGATGAAGACTTGAAAGAAATAGTTACCACACATAAGCAACAAGAAACAAACGACAACTTTTCTGATATCGATCCAATGAATATGCAAGATATGTTTAAAAACAGATTCTAGGGAGGACGAACGATGTTATTACGAGGAACTATGCAAGATGTAGGGAACTTATTGAACTACCCTAAGCAACTGAATTGGTGTGAAATGAAACCAGAATATTTTGAGACAGAGGAACTACAAGAAATAGTTTCCGCGTTGATGAGTGTAGAAGATACCGATACCCTTTTACCTTTACTAGACAAACTAAACGAAGGCAAAGATATTTTCGAGACAACGACGATCGATAAACTAGAAATGTTAAAAGGTTGCGACGATAGCGGCAAGCCTTACGTTTACGAGCGTGTGCCGTATTTCAAGCACGCTCACTATCAAGCGCTACTGAATGACGCGTGGCAAGAATACAACGCCAATAAAACTACAGCGGCACTAGCGAAAATAAAAGAGTATATGGGCGTTCTGGAAACGTGTTACATGCCAGAAAACGAAAGCACACTAGAAGAACTGCAAGATAGATACCTAGCACGCATCAACGAAAAAGAATCAAAGGCAATTCGCACTTACGATTGGTACGACACAGAAACAGGCGGACTGAAACCGGGCGACTTAGTTGTTATCGGCGCGCGTCCGGCATGTGGTAAAACGCTCGTAGGTGTCGATATGAGCTTACGAGTATTGAAACGGAATAAAGATGTAGCGGTAGACTTCTTCACGCTAGAAATGGAACAAGAACGCTTGTTAGACCGTTTTGTATCTAGCGAAACAGGGATCGACTCGAAATACTTTAATGATCCGTCAAACCTTACCGACGAGCAACGTCAAGAAATTGAACGAGTTTATAAGAGAATGGTTAGCGAGTATAAATTGCGTGTGTTCGATTCGCACGAAGGAACGCTTAACAGAATGATCCGACACATTAGAGAACGCGCTGAGTACGGGAAATATGTAGCAGTGATCGACTATATCGGACTAGTAGAGGTCGAGGGCGTAGGGAACTTCGAGAGCGCAACACGTTTAAAAATTCAAAAAGCAACACGTGAACTTAAGTTGTTAGCGAACGAGTTAGGAATTGCTGTCGTAGTCTTAGCCCAATTGAACCGTGCGAATGCACAGCGCCAAGATAAAACGCCGCTACTAACCGACTTAAAAGATTCTGGTAGTTTAGAACAAGATGCGACGCAAGTTTTGCTATTACATCGCGCCGAGATCAATCATCCGCGTCCGGACGTCGATCCGCTCCGTGACAGTCCTAAGTTGCTAATGATGTTAGAAAAGAATCGTGTAGGGCGTACAAAGAAACAAGAAATGTTCATGAACTACGCTTGTATGCAAGCAATCGAATGGGATACACGAGCAATCGGGAAAACTTTTGATGAACTTTAAGCAAAGGACTTGATTTTATATCAAGTATTTTTATGATATAAGTGAAAATAAGGGAAGGGGAGAACGATATGAGAATCGAATACTTAGACGAACGCGGAAGTCGACGAGTAGCAGAGGATAAAGACGGGCTAGAAATCATGTTAGTACAAAATGGCAAGATCGTTGTACGTTACGTAAAGCCTAGCCGTAAGCTACGCGCAAGAGTAGTAGACGGAAAGGTTGTGATGGAAGAAACAGAAAGTAGCGGAGTTATCGAAATACCTGTTCTAAAAATTATTCAAAAAAATTAAGTAAAGCACTTGATTTAAAATCAACAAACCTTTATAATAAAGGTGTAATAAAGAAGGGGGAGAGCAACATGTTAACGAATCTTAGTTCGGAACAGATGGGTTTGTTGGGTTGGGCAGAAAAACAGGTGGAAGAAGCAAAACGTTTGGCGAAACAAGGAGGAAAACAATGAACGAACTACGTGCCTCTATTGAGTACGATTTACGATCGAAAGGACTAGCGAACGAGATAACCGGACTTTATCATTCTGTTATCGGCGCTTGCGGCGTGGTATTCATGACAACAAACTCGGATATTTTGGTAGCTGTATCATCGGCTAGATGCGTAGCAGAAACGAACGTGGTGGATAAATACGTCACACAGTTGGAAGATATGACGGATGTATTTGTGAACTACATCCAGGAGGGGTGATGAAAAATGGACTTTGCTTCACGATATAGCGACGTCATTCTAAAAAAGATTATGGCGAAGATTCAAAAGGATAAAAAAGCAAAGGCGCGGGCTGAATTAGTTAAAATAGAAATGGCGGAAACAGGTGCAGGCGTCAGAACGTCAAGGCATTGGAAAGCCGCCGCGAATATCGAGTTTTATTACAAAGAGATTCAAAAAGGCTTCGAAGAAATGCGCGAGTTAGATAGGCAGACAGGCTGGAGCAAGAAACTTCATCAAAATCGTTTTAAATTCACGGAAAAATACAAAGAGATATTAGACGAATACATGGAGGATGGCGGAGCGACGAAAGGAGCAAAACAATGAAAATAGAGTTAACCGAACTAGAATTACTGTACATCCTTGCGATGTTAGACGCTAGCAAAATTGAGGAAGACAAAGCGTATGCCGAATTTATACGCGCTTTAGAAACGGGCTTAATAGATAGGTTGCCACGTTTGCCGGAAATAAGCGAGTTAACGAAAAAATTAGTTGATTTAGACACATTTGCGGTGTATGAGAAGTTCTTAGAAGTAGCGAAAGAGTTGAATTTAGTCGCGATAGAATAGCGAGGCGAAAATTATGCTAAAAGGCACAATGAGTGGAAAGGAGTACTCAGCAATACTGAAAGAAAACGGTTTGGTACGCAGCCCAACCGTTCGTATTTTAGAAGAACAGATAGCGATACTAAACAGGCACGCAGAAGAAGCTATGAAGCGCGGAGACATCAAAGGCGCTAGTGAACTACAGCAACTAGCCGAGACGACGAAGTGGGAAGCGATAGAACTTGCTGAGATAGAAAAAGCGCAAGGCTATTCGTTTGTAGCAGACTGACGCCTCACAGAATCGATTTTAAGGGGTCTAGCGTACGATTTAAGACGTTTTAAACTATTTCAGGTGTAATTATCCGCGAAAGGGGTAAAAAAAAGAATGGACGAGATTTTAGAAGGCAATTATAAAATGAATGAGTTTCCGATCGGTAGCGTGATAGAATCATACAACCCTTGCAAGTCGGATAAAATAGTCGTAGATTTTGAGACAGCAGCGGACGGCGTAGGGATATACACGGTGGAGCTCGCCGGCGATTCGGAAGGGATAAGAACAATATTTACACAAGAGTATATCGAAAGCGAGTACCACCTAAAAGAAGGTGAAGAAAATGAAAGTTGACAAAGGAGATAAGGTTATTTGCAATTGCGAGGCATGGGGGATCATTGCTGAAATTGGTGTGGTAACGAATATCCTAGAAGGGGAAGAGAATAAATATGTAGTAGACCTCAAAGATGGATACAGCTATCTATTAAGAGAAAGCGAGATTACAAAACTGTAAAAACTTGATTTAAAATCAATGAACTGTTATTTTTAAGGAGGAATTCATTTGTTAAACACTGTTATTTTACAAGGTCGATTAACGAAAGATGTAGAGCTGAAACAAACAAGCACGGGTAAAGAGTTTGCTATCGTTTCGATTGCAGTACAACGTAGTTACAAAAATCACGAAGGTAATTACGATGCAGATTTCTTCGATGTGTTGTTTTCAGGTAAACAAGCGGAAAGTGTAGCGAAGTTTTTCCATAAAGGCGAAGCAATTCTTATCGAGGGTTCTATACAACAAAAACGATTCACAGACAAAAACGGCAATAACCGAACTACTTATAACATCGTGGCGAACAAATTCCATTTTAACGCAGGCGCGCAACACCAAGAACCGCGACAAGCGCCGCAACAAACGAATCTAGGAGTTACACCGCAAGACAGCTATCCGTTCGGCGGTACTGATGTAGACCTTAGTGACGACGCATTACCATTTTAAGGAGGGGTAAGCGTGGACTTATATGCAATCGAAATCAGAAAATACAACAAAAAGACAAAACGTTATGTATCGTATTTAGGCAACGATATGCGCGAGGCAATTAATAAGCTCCGCGCTGAGTTCCCCAAACATGTGTGGATCATTGAAGACGTGAAACTAGTAGTCAATTACAACGGAAGGAGGTAAACGAATGAAACAACTACTGATCGAAGGCGAACTAACCGCCTTGAATGAATATATCAACGCGGAAAGACGTAATCGTCATATTGCCGCCAAGATTAAAAAGGACGAAACAGGATATTGCCAAGATGTAGCAGAAAAAATCGATTTAAAATTACAGGAAACCGACTTTCCGTGCGCACTAATAATAACGTGGTACGTGAAGAATAAGCGCAAGGACGCGGATAATATCGCGTTTGCAAAGAAGTTCATCTTAGATGGATTGGTAGAAGCCGGCGTGTTACCGAATGACAATCGAAAGTATGTGCAGGGCTTCATGGATATCGTGAAAGAAGATAAAGAGCGCCAACGTATCGAAATTACTTTTGTGCCAATTGAGGTGCTAGAAGAATGGATGAAAAACGTTTGTTAGAAGTGCTGGAGGGTATGCATGAAAGTTCGTTGCATAAGGTAAACAGGACGGAAGATGATTGGCTAAACGGCTTTCATGCGGGTAGGATGCACGTATGCGAAATTATTATCGAATTAATCAAGGAGGAAGAGAAATGAAACAACTAGAAATCATTGAAGAAAACGGAACAACAAGAATCAAAACCATTACAGAGGAACTGACGAAAGAAGACGCCTTGCTTATGTTGTTAAATGCGTATATAGGGGTTTGCGATGCATACGACGTAGACCCGATTGAATTACTCGTAAGCGATATGTAATTGACGAAGGAGGAAGAATGATGAAAGAAATCAAAATTATATTCAACAACAAAGATATAAACGTGCAAGCGGGAGAAATGAGCGGGCGTGAATTTTTAACTGCGCTAGGCACGGCGTTTCTCGGCGGTTGCGAAAAATTCGGTTTAGAACCATTAAACACAATCGAAACGCTTATGGATGCAGAAGACGAAACGAAACCTGATCCAGAAGATTATGAGTATTGGGAAGATTGGGAAGATGATTATGATTGTTGTGATGTTTGCGGGCGCTATTACAGTGATTGCGATTGCGACTAGGTGGCACTGATATGGTACAAGGAAAGTTTAAAAAAGGCGACGTAATACTGAATAGACGTTGGGGTGTAATGTGGGAGGTTGTGAAAGTTCATCCCTTCCATTACATCATGAAGAGCCTAGAAAACGACGTTATAGCAACGTTTCCTATTTTGCCTGTGGATGGAGCCAGCAGGAAGTTAACAGAAGGAGAGAAAGAGAAATGGACGCAATTATCTTAGCAATCTTAATATGCGGCGGTATTGTTTTGTTAGGCGCAGGGTTTGTATGGTTAGCTTTAGAGTTAGCGGACTTTGTCATCAATCATTTTGACAAGTAACTTGATTTAAAATCAATAGGGCGGTGGCGTTATGATTGAACTATATCACGTATATGACTATTACGGAACATATGTTGATTTTTACCACGATTATGAAACGGCGCTAAGTATGGCGAATTGTTGCGGTGGTTACGTAGTAAGTAGCTTCGAAGTTGATTACGATGATCCCGACGATGATTGGGATGATTGGGAAGGCAGAAAAGCGCGTAAGAAAATTCGCAAGAAAAGGAAACAAGGTTACGTTGTTTAACGCTGTGTTTGATGGGGATTTGATTTAAAATCAAGGACGATGTATAATAAGAATGTAGCCAAGAGCTACGGCATGGTTCTTTTCCTCCTTCCTATCCCTTTCCGAAAAACGGCGTTATCGATTTCGATAGCGTCGTTTTTTTTAGCATGAATAAGGAGCTGATTGTATGAAGGAATTTAACAACGAAATGAATAATTTTATCATGAATCACAGGCAAGTAAGCCGTAGTTGGTACAAACTAACGGATGAGTTTAATCGATCGTTCGGCACTCATTACTCATGGGAAAAGATACGTTCACACTATAGACGGAATTTAGAAAGCGAGGTAAAAGAAATGCAGCAGGATGCAAGTGTGACGCTGAAAGAGAACGGAGAACAAATCAGTCAAATCAAAGTCGCGATGACACGTGAACAGAGTAAAGATCCAGACTATCTGTTAGAAGCTCACGGATACAATCCAAAACAGTGGAAAGTCAAAAGCGCTGTATCCAATATTTGGGATGGACAGACAACGGACGGGCCGCAAGTCATGTATCAGTCAAAAATTACAGTTGCACCTCGCAAGCCGAACGAGATAAACATGAACGAACTCATCGAAGCAATCACAGCCGAAACGAGACCGGTTGTAATTGATTACTATGAAGATAAAAGCACAATTGCGAACACCGGTTTAATCATCAACCTTTCTGATTTACATTTCGGCATCTTAGAGTACGACGAAAAATTGTATGACATGCAAACGAAAATAATGGACGCAATCATCACGGAAGAGCCTACTGACGTTCACATTAATTTATTGGGCGATATTTTTCATAGCGATTCGATGGTATTGGGAACAACGACGAAGGGTACGCGCGTCGATGATATCGACATGGTAAAAGCGATTGAAGACGCAAAAGAGTTCTTAGAACCGATCATCGATATTGCATACCATCGCGCGGAACGTGTCAGAATAAATATGGTAGTCGGCAATCACGATTTATCCATTAGTTATGTATTCGGGCAATACTTAAAAGCGCGTTTCCAAGATACATCGATCAAATTTAACGTGAGCCTGCAGCACCGCTTCGCTTGCAGAGTGAACGACAACATTATGATGTGTTTAGCGCATGGGGACCTCGGGCGTCGAAACTTGCCGATGATTTTTGCAACGGAATATCCGGGGATATGGGGCGCAACGAAAGAACGCGTTTGCTTCACAGGGCATCTACACCACCAAAAGAAAGAGGTTACCTCTCCTGTGGACGATAAAGACGGCATGACGATTTATCAACAGCCGACGATTAAACCGAACGACTATTACGAAATCAAGAACGGCTATGTTACATCTAAGAAAATGATTCAATTGTATTCGTTCGATGAAAAGCATATCACGAAAATTCATCATTTATATATGTGAGGCGCAAAGTATGACGATAATTACAAAACAAACGAAGCATATGGGAACGCTCGTTTTTAGAGAGGTAGACCGCCGAACGGCGAAAGAAATGATCGTGAAGAATCATTATTCGCACAAATGGAACGCGCAATTTGGACGGATAAACATTGGCGTATTCAAAGAAGAACGCTTGTTAGGCGTAGCGGTTTTTGGTTTTATGATGAACGCTAATTCTTATAAAAGTATCGCAAATATTGAAAAGAATGAGATTGTAGAGCTAAACCGTTTATGGATAGGCGACGAATTAGGACATAACGCAGAAACAATCATGCTCGGCGCGTGCTGGAAAATATTACGTGCGGACTATCCGCACATCAAACTCGTTCAGTCGTTCGCGGATGGCAGGTTAGGTTGCGGAACGATATACAAAGCGGCAAATTTCAAGTATTACGGCTACAGTGAAAGTCTATTTTTTCATAACATAGCAGATAACACAGTATTGCATAAAGTACCACTCGAAAACACGGCAAAAGCAAAAGCGTTTCTACGAGAAAACAAACACTACCTAGACGGTAACCTGAAACCTTTCAGAGTTAAAACTTACAGATATATTTATCCGTTGCAAAAATGCGAGATATATTTGAAAGAACAACCCTATCCAGAATATGACAAAGGAGAAATACCCGCGCCAGATTATCGGCATTCGGTTTCGCTGTTAGCGCGTCTATGGATCATGTACAACGCGAACCATGAACACGACTACGCAGACAAAGCCTTTCAATTAGCTATGAGCTACGGTACAACAATTGAAGAATGGCAAGGACATATCGCGAGACAGTATCAAGGAAAATATGTCAAACTGTTTTTAGAAAAGAAAGAAAAAGAGCTAGAAACCGCATAAAATCAGCGTTAACTTGATTTAAAATCGAGTAAATGTTATAATTATACATGAAGAAACAACGCGTTAGAACGTTGGATAACGAGGGGTCAAAGCCGAGTTATTTACACATGGGGCATTAATGGGCGTAAATCGTGAGTGTTGTTAGTCCGCGCAAACTAACGATCGGTAGCGTGACACGCAAAACATCGATGTGAGTTATGCCACCTTAAAACATCGAGACCGCTTCGGCGGCAAAGGGAAGACGTTCCCTTTTTGGAGGGTATAGACGACGCGCGTTAGGCGGTGCAATTCCGCCTACTCCATTTTTCGAGTAGTGTACTACGGTATAACCTCGGAGGCGTATTGCTACGGCTTACGCTTGACGGCACGGATGCTTCTATGCCGTCTACATATATCAACACTCCGACATAGTCGGGCACATATATTTATTGTAATGAGAACGGAGAGGGAAATATGGAAACATTAAGACATTTATTGCAGGGGATTGACGGCGATGTACACGTAACAATCGAATTATCCCCTTACTTAATCAGATGCTTAAAAGCAAAAGATGTAGAAAGGAGATATCCAGAATACCTAGATACAATCGTTAACGGTGTAATGACGGATGAAAACGGAGAACTCATCATTTCTCTTGTAACTAAGAGGCGAGAATAGAGGTGGTTAAAATGGCACAAGAGAATCAAGCAAATCAATTCATGGATAAACAGGAACGCGAACGTTTGATGAAAGAATGCGCGATAATGTTGATTGTGAAACGAATGAAAAAAGTAGAAGTTGCGCAAGAGTTAGGGCTGACAATTCAGACAATTACAAAATGGACGTTGCATGACGATACTTATCAACGTATTGCCAATGAGGTAGCACACCGCTATTTTACTGATTTAATCGGAGATTCGATCTATACCGTTAAGAAGCTACTGAATGCACGTTCTGAGAAAGTTAGATTAGACGCCGCAAAAGATATCTTAGACAGAGCCGGTTTGAAACCTATTGAGAAAGTGGACGCTACTCACGACGTAAACTTCGAAATCGTGATCGGAGAATACGCGGACGAGGGGGAAGAGTGATGGATGAAGTAAGATGTGGCGAATGCGGCGCGGTTATTGATTGCGAATGTATGACGTGTCACGAATGTTATCCAGAAGCAACATGCGAAACGTGCGGATTTTGCCACATAGACCATTGGGAAGCGATGCACTGTTGGGCTTTGGAAAATGATCCAGACTATGACCCGTGGGATATTTAGAAAAAAGGAGGCAAAAAGAAATGAGATTAGAGTTGCCAAAAGAACTTGTAAACGAAGCGATTTTGAAAGGAACTGTCAAAGCGATTTTAGACGCGATCGAAAAAGACGAAGCGAGCATAAAAACGATTGACCTAGACCACGAAGAACTGAATAATCACGAAATGAAATTAAACTTGCAGATAGTTCTACAAAAATAAAGGGATGGAGGAATAAGGATGAGCGACTTAATAATTAGTTTTATAGCGACAGTGGTGTTTTGTTTGGTAGTCGGAGGGGCGATTTTGCTTGTTAGTTGGCTAGCCGGAATATTCGGGGAGGCTGTGATCATGCCGATTGCCTTATTTATTCTCTTGTGGTTTTGCGCATACTGTTTGCTTCAAGAATAGGGAGGGCGAAGGGATGACACTGAAAGAACAGTTAGACGTGTTGTCATTAGATCAAAAAAATAGTTATACGCTATGTAGGCGTTAACATTTTCATGGGTAAAGCAAAAAATATAACACTTAGTTATGAAACTGTAAAAAGTACAAAGGTGCTGTTTACTAAGTCGGCAGGGCGACATATTTTGATAGAAGTTACGCTGTAAAAGGCTATACGTGGCATTATGCGAGAAAGGGCGGTGAAAAGCAGTGAAGTTGAACATTAAACATCCAGAACGTGTATTTAACAAGCATATCTATGATATTCTATACAACTATGATAGTCCAACCGAACTGCATTATCGGCGGCGGATCATCAGGCAAATCTCACGGAGTGGTACAAAAAGTAGTACTTAAAGCATTGCAACCGTGGGATGTGCCTCGTCGTGTATTATGGATGAGAAAAGTAGGACGAACAATAAAAGATTCTATTTTCGAAGATGTAATTCGTTGTCTATCGAGTTTTAAAATTTTGCCGTATTGTAAAGTGAATATGAGTGACTACCGCATTACGTTGCCTAACGGTGCGGTATTCCTGTTTAAAGGTGCAGACGACATCGAGAAAGTAAAATCTATCAAAGCTGTATCAGATATCGTGATGGAAGAAGCGACGGAGTTCAATCAAGAGGACTACATGCAGTTGACCATTCGTTTGCGTGAACCTATTTACAAGAAACGTCAATTGTTTATGATGTTCAATCCGGTTAGTAAAGCGAATTGGGTATACAAGTTTTTCTTTGAACAAAAACAAGAAGACGTTGTGATCTATCACACTACATACAAGGATAACAAATTCTTAGATGAGGCAACCAAAAAGAACCTAGAGCTGCTGATAGATCGCGATCCGGTGTATTATAAGATATATGCATTAGGAGAGTTCGCAACGCTAGACAAACTTGTCTTTCCTAAGAAAACCATTAAGCGATTGAATTACGATGAAATGAAAAACTATCCGAATTATTTCGGGATTGACTGGGGTTACACGAATGACCCGACAGCGTTTATGAGGTTAGCGGTAGACCAACCGAACAAAAAACTATACATAGTTGAGGAATGGGTGCGCAAGGAACAAGAAAACGACAAAATAGCACAAGCAATCACCGATATGGGCTATAGGAAAGAAAAAATAATGGCAGACGCGGCAGAACCTAAGTCAATCGCAGAAATACGAAAACTAGGCGTTGACAGGATACAAGGCGTTAAAAAGAAGCCAGACAGCATTCTACAAGGAATCAACTTTATTAAACAGTTCGATATCATCATTGATGATCGTTGTGTTAAGACAATCGAAGAGTTTGAAAATTACACATGGCAAAAAGACAAGAAAACAGGCGAATACATTAATAAACCGATCGATAGTTTTAACCATTGCATTGACGCGACGCGTTACGCATTAGAACCAATCAACGGCGGCGGTCCAGGTCATGTTAAAACATTTAAACTGTAAGGAGTGGGCAATGTGAGATATTACAATCCTATTGACGGTGAGAAGAAGCCGAAACCTTTCCGAATTCATCCGGGCACAGAGGTGACGCAAGACCTAGTAAACAAATTTATTCAAAAACACCAAATAAACAAAAGACGCTATAACTACTTAATGGACATGTACGAAAACAATACAGATGTATTCAACTTACCAGATAAAGAGATATACAAACCGGACAATCGTTTGTCTATCGGGTATGCAAGATACATCACAGATACATTCACAGGCTATTTCAACGGTATTCCAATACATAAACAACACGAAGAAGAAACGGTAAACGAGCTTATCCAATTATTTGATGATGATAACGACATAGAAGACGAAGAAAGCGAATTAGCGAGATTAGCGTGTATCTATGGACATTCGTTTGAAATCATGTACCAAGATGAAGACAGTAAAACATGTGTATGCTACGTAGACCCGACGGAGTGTTTCATTGTATATGACACGACGAAAGAAATGAAACCAGTTTTCGCTGTGCATTATGTACAAGACGAGGAAATGAAAGTATTCGGAACAGTCTACACAGAAACAGAAGAAATCGACATCGAAGGGAACGCGGGTGGCGTGGTATTTAAAGACAGCGCACCAAACATCTTTGACGGCATTCCAGTAATTGAGTTTATCTTAAACGATAGCCGGACAGGAATATTCGAAGGTGTCGTTAGTCTTATTAACGCAATGAACAAAGCGACGTCAGAAAAAGCAAACGATGTGGATTATTTCGCAGACGCTTACCTAGCAATTACAGGAATGCAACTAGATGAAGAAGACGTGAAAAACATCCGAGATAATCGTGTAATTAATGCATACGGCCCGGACGGAACAAAAGTAGATATCAAGTTTTTAGATAAACCAGATAGCGACGCCACGCAAGAAAACTTGTTAGACAGATTACATAAGATGATATTCCAAATCTCGATGGTAGCAGATATCAGCGATGAGAACTTTGGTGCAACGTCAGGCGTAGCATTAGAACATAAATACCAAGCAATGAACAACTTAGCTCATGCATTCGACAGAAAGTTTCAATCGGCCTTACGGCAAAGATACAAATTATTGTTCAGTCTAACGGTCAATATCCCTCAACATTCAGCAGATTCTTACCAACGAATCGAGTACACGTTTAAACGGAATATGCCAGTTGATTATCTAGCACAAGCACAAGCGGCGACAACAACGGCAAATCTGACAAGTACGGAAACGGCGCTTAAAATTTTGGACATCGTTCAGGACGTACCGGCAGAGCTAAAACGTATCGAGGAAGAACGTGCGGAAAACATGAAACTAATCGAGGAAAACGGAGGGTTCTACAATGATAGTGAAGCTAAAAACGAAGATTATGCTAATGCTAACCAATCTGAAGATGCAAGCGATCCTGAAAGCGATGAATAGCCTATAACCGTTATTTAAATTTTGTATTTCGCCCGTGAGAGGAAGTCATTTAAGGTTGCCATATCAACAGCCCTAAATTTGATTTAAAATCAATCGGGCGTTATTTTTAGGAGGTGGCAGAATGGACTACTTCATAGAACGAGAGAAACAGCACATCGAGGAAATGCTAGCTAAAGACAGAGTGACTAAGCGAGAGATACAACGGATCATCGCACAAGCGCAGGCAGATATAACGCAACAGATAAACGACCTGAGAAAGAGCCTAGCCGGTAGAGAAAACATTTCTGTAGACGAGTTGCTTAAAGAAGCTGACAAGATGGATGTAGAGTTGTTTAGCGAGAAAGCGAAAGTCTACGTGCAGACGAAAGACTTTAGTCCACAAGCGAACAGAGAACTACGACTATACAACTACAAGATGAAAGTTAGTCGGTTAGAACTCATCAAAGCGCAATTAAACCTCGAACTAACAGCGATGATGAATGACGTCGATAAATTAGTAGCTAGCGACTTATATAACGACGCTATGAGCGAGTTTAGGAGACAAGCGGGCATTCTTGGGGAGACAACGCCAAAACGCCTTGAAACGCAAATTACAGCTATAATTAATGGTAGTTACTTAGATGAAGAAGGCAAAGACGGATTCGTGAAATTTTCATCCAAGCTATGGGGCTTCAAGCGAGTGTTGCAAAGTGAGTTAGAAAGATTAGTAACGAGAGCAACGCTTGCCGGTCAACATCCACGCGTAACAGCGCGAGAGATCAAAAGGGTGTTTAACGTGACGACAAGTCAAGCGGTGCGATTAGCTAGGACTGAAAGCACACGAATACAAACAGAAGTACAGCATCGCATGTTTGAGAAAGCCGGCGTAAAACGATACATGATTATCGGAGAACCGGACGCATGCAGCAAATGCACGCCTTATCTAGGTAAAGTGTTTAGGGTAGACGAGTGGATATACACACCGCCGTTTCATCCACACTGCAGATGTTCGGTAATAGCGTTACCTGACGACTATTATCCGTCCTAGCATTGAAGACGTAAAAAGCTATGGTACATAAAAGTGTAAGCATTGATCCACTATAAAAGCTATGGAAAAGGAGCGAATTAATATGTTTTACCAAGACAAGCTATTGAAAATGAATTTGCAGATGTTTAGTGATCCCGATCCAGAACCAACGCCAGAACCAAAAGGCGAACCATCCGATCCAACCCCACCAAAACCCGAACTGAAATACACGGATGAGGACGTCGACAAAATCATCGCTAAACGATTAGACCGTTGGCAAAAGGATCAAGAAGCTAAGCAGAGAGAAGCTGAACGATTAGCGGCAATGAGTGCCGAAGAACGTGCGAACGAAGAAATTAAGAAACTGAAAGCGCAAATCAAAACGTATGAACAAGCAGAAACACGCCACGCAATGGCAGCACAAGTTGAGAAGGAACTGAAAGAGGCTAATCTGACAGCGAGCGCAGACATGGTAAACATGTTAGTTCGCGAGACGGCAGAGGAAACAAACGCGGCAATCAAGGCATACGTGGCAAACATGGAAGCTATGCAGAAACAATGGGATGTAGAACGTAGCAAAGGTAAACCAAAACCATCGGCACAACCTACATCGTTACCAGATGCGGACACAATGCCAACGAAAGACCAAATCTTACGCATGACTTATCGCGAACACGTGGCATTTAAACAAGCGCATCCAGAAGAATACAAACGAATCATGGGTAAATAATCACAAAAAGGAGAATACATAATGAACACAGAATTAATCAAAATGAACTTACAGATGTTCTCACGTACACACGCAAACACAACTAACTTCAAAGACAAAGACGTATACGATCCAGAGGTACTAGCTTCTATCGCACAAGCTAAATTTGACGGTGCTTTAATCTTTACACCACTTGCAGATGTAGACACTACTCTAGTAGGCGTACCGGGCTCAACTATCACTATTCCAGCGTGGACTGCAATGGAAGACGCTGTGCCAACCATTGGCGAGCTGGAACAAATTCCGGTAGACCACATTCAACACACTCACAAAACAGTAACAATCCACAAAATCGCAAAAGGGTTCGAAATTTCTGACGAAGCACAAGCGCTAGGATACGGCGACGCATTGCAAGAAGGTATTCGCCAATTATCTACGTTGTTCCCTCGCCAATTAAACCGCGACTGTTTAACAGCGTTGCAAAGCACTACTTTCACTATGGGCGCGGCAGTAGAACTAAACTACGAAGGTATCTGCTCGATGGCAGACAAATTCGTTAGCGAAGACGAACATCACTTAGTATTGTTCTTAAACCCTGCCGACGCTACTGTATTACGTCGTGAAATGGTTAAGAAATTCGGTCAAGCAGACAAAGCTGTAGACTACCTAATCAGCGGAACTATGATGATGGTAGACGGCGTAGAAGTCGTCAAATCTATGTTCATTGAAAAAGGTAAAGCTGTGATGGTTATGGCAGGTAACTACACAGACAGCAAGAACGATGATCCTGTTCTTAAAATCGTCAACAAAACTCCTATTAAAGTTGAGTTTGACCGTGACAAAGGAACGCAAAAAGACATCGTCTACTACTCTACAATGTACGGCGTAACTCTTTACAATGAAGCGCGTGCATTGAAGGCTGACGTAAAAGCACCAGTTGCGCCCTAAGCCTCCCCAAAAAGTAACTGTCACTACCAACCAAGCCGGCGAAGTAGGACATTATACAATCGGGGGAGCTTATGCAGAGGGTGACAACGTGACTGACGTCGTTTTAAAACGTGTAGACGGCAAAGCGGTGAGCATCACTAAGACAGTGGAACGCGGAACGTATTCAATCGATTGGAACATTTCCAAGTTAACACCGGGCGAATACAAGTTACAAGTCATCGCTAAGAATGCGGCAGGAGACAGCGAACCTACAGATGTAACTGTTACCCTAACGCAACAGATGATTGACGGAACTGCATCGTCAGAAGCGTAATATACGAGCATTCTAAGGCGTTTAAATTCGTTTAGATGGGTAATCTATCACGAAAATGCCTTAGAATCGCTTATAAGGAGCGAGAAAAATGGATATTAGCAAAATGAAGTTGTTATTAACCGGCTCGCTTGATGAAAAACTACAGATTGTTAGTGAATTGACAGAACAACGGTTAGCGCGTTTGTTAGGGATCGACCTAGACGTGGCGGACATCCCTAATTCATTCCAAGACGTACTTTTTGACGTATCGTTGAAGCGATTGAACAGAATCGGGCAAGAAGGAATGCAAAGTTATTCGCAAGAAGGTTTGTCGATGGCATTCCCTGATTCCGATTTCGATGAGTACATAGACGAGATAAACGCGTACAAAAAGGAGCATGACGAATCGGGCTTTATGCGTGTGAAGTTCATATGAGAACGCGAGAGGTAACATTTATCAAGCGCACGATGAAATATGATCCATCACAAGGAAAGCAAGTTCCTACCGATGTAACACTAAAGACAATGCATGTAAACGTAACGGACGTAGGCATCGAACGTAGTGCAACGGTATACGGCAATGTGAAGCAAGGACAGAAAGAAATGCACTTCATGCCTTATGACTTCCCGCCAGAAGGATATACGCACGTGCTATTCGATGGTAAGACATGGCAAGAGATAACAAGGCGCGGCGAGGTACGTGTCACGGTTATCTTACAGGAGGTGTAGCGATGAGCGGTTACAAGTGCACCTTAGAGGGTAACAGCGAGCTAGTGAAAGCTTTACAACACGGACAGAAGCTTATAGAAGCTGAGAAAGTCGTCGCTAAACACACTATCTTGCTAGCGAAGAAAATGAAAGAAGAGTGTCCTGTAGACACAGGCTTTCTGAGAAACTCCATCATTTTCGATGTAGCCCAACCGCTACAAGGCGAGGTTACACCGACGGCAGACTACGCCGCGTATGTAAACTACGGTACGCGTTACATGAGTGCAAACGAGTTTGTCGGGCGCGCATTCAACTATCAGAAAGTGCAATTCCTAGCGGATTTAAGGAGGTTAGTCGCATGATTCCAGACCAAGAACTATACGATAAGTTGTTCGAGCTATCGCAAGGGTTAGGGTATAAAACATTTGACTACCTACCTGCTGAGGAAGAGGGCTATCCGTTCGTGTACATTGGACAGACGCAAGAACTCCCGCAAGGCAATAAGTTTGCCTACACGGGAGAAATGAACGTCACATTGCACGTATACGGCGAAATAACGAATAGAAAGCTCGTTTCTGATATGAAAGGCAATCTATTGAAAGAAATCAAGCGACTGAAAGAAACACCTAATTTCAAATGGTATTACGTAGACAGCGCAAGCCAGCCGTCGATGATACCAGAACAAAACACTAATCAGATGCCACAACATCGTCCGTTATGGCATGCGATCATTCCGATCACACTAAAATTCATAGATAAAGGAGCGCTATAACATGGCAGAGGCAACACAAGGTAAACAGGTTATTTTGTTAGTACGTCGGTTAGACGAAGCGAAAACGAAAGCGGCAGCAAAACCTCTTTTCCAAATTGAACACACTATCAGCTATGAACGTTCACTAGATACTACACAAACAAAAGACGGTGCGGTAAACAGTGATGGCGGATTAGAGGTTACATTATCACTAACCGGGTTAGCATCTAAAGACGACGAAAACGAGTACATGAAGAAAGCTGTAAAAGACGGCGCAATCATGGAATTTTGGTCTGTGGACTTAAGCCAAGAAGGAACAGAAGGCAACGTCGGCAAATACAAAGCTGAATATATGCGCGGTAAAGTAGCTTCATGGGAAGTACCTTACAACGTGGAAGACTTAGTAGAAATCAGTACAGAGGCAAACATCGACGGCGTGCCGCAAGAAGGATACGCAACAGTTGATCCATCAGTGATCGCAAAAGCGCAATACGTATTCGCTGATACTACAGCAAACCCGGGCAAATAATCTAGGGGCGGTACATCCGCCCTTTCAATTAAAAATAAGAAGGAGTAATCTCGTATGTTAAACTATGAAATCGATAATAAAGTTTTAGAAGTGGTATTTACATTAGACGCTATCAACGCATTGGATCAAATCTACGCTGTAGAAATGCACGGCATCAAATTCGGGTTCGGTGTGCAACACGTACTATCTGACTTAGAACAAGGAAGTCCTATCGCGGTGGCAAACGTATTACAAGCTGTTCAAGTAGGCAAACCTACAAAAGTAGGCAAATTCTCTATTGAAAAGTTCATGATTGAAAATGACAACGTAGAACAGCTATGCGCTGAATTGCTAGAAGAAATAAAAAAGCAACCGTTGACGAAGACTATCGCGAAGAAAATGGAAGATCAAACAGCGGAAGCGGCCCAAACAATCGAATAAAAAAAGTTGAGACATACGAAGACATACTCTTATCCGCGTTTCGTTTCTTAGGTTGCACAAGTGCTGCGGAGGTTGGCGCAATGACATTGCAAGAGTACCGCCTTCGTATGCTTGCTTTTAAACTTAGGCAGGTAGATGAGCGTAAGAAAATGCACGAACAAGCCTATTTGAATCAAGTTGTACAATCAACGGATAAAAGAGGCAAGCCGAAATTCAAAACGTTTGATGAGTTCTTCGACTACGAGAAAGAGATCGATAACGTATTGGATGGTACAAGATATGAACGCGATCACATCGACCCTAGTACAAGGGAACGTATCTTAAAACGGATAGGACGGTTAAAAGAATACGATGAACTAAAGGGAGGTAATTCCTAATGGGTCAAAGCTATTCAGTTACCGCCGTTCTGCAAGCAATAGACAAAAACTTTAGTAGTACATACCAAAAGGCAGAGGCGCAAGCGAAAGCCCTAGAAAAGCAAACGGAGACTGTCGGCAGTCGTTCACAAGCAGCTAGCGCACGAACGAAAGCGGCATGGGCGGAAGCAGGTACAACCATGACGAAAGTCGGCGCAGGCATGACGAAATATGTGACACTTCCAGTAGTCGCGGGGTTTGCGGCGGCAACTAAAGTCGGCATGGATTTCGAAGCGCAAATGAGTCGTGTACAAGCGATCTTGGGTGCTACGCCGTCCGACATGAAGAAACTGAACTCACAAGCAAAGCAACTAGGTGCGGATACCGCCTTTTCTGCTAAAGAAGCCGCTGACGGTATGGAACAATTGGCATCCGCCGGTTTCAACACCAACGAGGTTATGGAAGCAATGCCCGGACTATTAGACCTTGCCGCGATTTCTGGTAAGGACGTAGGAATGGCGTCCGAGTATGCCGCTAGCGCGGTACGTCAGTTTCAGCTAGACGCAAGCAACACGGGACACGTAGCCGATGTGTTTGCGCGTGCTGCCGCTGATACCAACGCAGAGACGAAAGACATGGGGTACGCGTTGAAATATGCCGGTACTGCTGCCAACGCTGCCGGTTGGTCTCTGGAACAGACCGCCGCCGCGATCGGGATCATGAGCGACTCCGGAATTAAAGGGGAACAAGCCGGTACAACATTACGCGGTGCGTTGGTTCGTTTGATGAACCCTACAAAAGAAATGTGTACCGTCATGGACGCCTACGGACTTTCTATGTACGATTCAAGTGGGAAAATGAAATCACTGAAAGAAATTGTTGGGATGCTAAACAACAAATTCGGTGACTTAACAGATCAACAAAAAAACTTAGAGGTAGCTACCTTGTTTGGTACAGAATCGTTAAGCGGGATGTTAGCACTAATGAACGCAGGACCGGAAGAAATCGACAAATTAACTAAATCGCTCGAAAACTCTGACGGATCAGCGAAAAAAATGGCGAAGACAATGCAGAATAACCTCAAAGGTGCATTAGAAGAGGCTGGCGGGTCTTTAGAAACGATGGCAATCACAATCTACGAAGACTTAGAACCGGCGCTCACACGCATCGTCAAGGCGTTTACAGGCATGATTAATGCATTCAGTGGGCTACCCGCACCTGTGAGAAAAGTGGTTGTTGTGTTTGCGGCAATTCTAGCAGTGACAGGACCACTCTTATGGGCGTTAGGTAAGTTCACGACATTTATTATCGGTATTCCTACGACAATCGCGAATACTGTGAAAATCCTAAGCAAGCTAGCTAGTGCATTCAAGTTGCTAGGCGGAGCAATCATGGCACATCCATTCGTCGCGTTAGCGGTAGCAATTGCCGGACTGATTATCTGGCTAGTGCATCTGTACAAAACAAACGAAGAATTTAGAAACAAAGTAAATGCTTGCTGGGATGCTGTGAAGAAAACGGTCAGCGAATCAGTTGAGAAGTTCAAGAAAGACATGGAAGAAATCGGCAAAGCGATTGGTAAAGTGATTCAATGGTTCAAGGATTTACCAGAAAACACAGTTAAAGCGTGGGAAAGTTTCAAAGAAAGCACGCGTAAGGCTGTAGACGGAGCTGTAAAAGCAGTACAAGATAAATGGGATAGCTTAAAAGACAAGGTGTCCGAGGGTATCGAAAACGCCAAAAATGCCGCTATTCAAAAATGGGAAGATTTGAAAAATGGTTTCAAGACGAAAGTTCAAGAAATCAAAGCCGAGGTTATCCATCAGTTCAAGATGATGTGGTATGGCGTACAAATCGCTTTCAGTAGTTTCGTTACATGGGTATACGAGAAATTCATCAATCCGTTTCTCGATAAATTCGGTGCGCTATATGCCGGTCTAAGCGGCGCTGGCGAAGAGATTGGCAATATCCTAAGCAGAACATGGGAAGCAATCAAAAACATCGCGGGCGAAGCGTGGAACGCAATTAAAGCTGTTGTAATGGCGCCGGTGCTATTGTTATGCGACCTTATTACTGGCGAATGGGAACAATTAGCAGAAGACGCCGCTATGCTTTGGAGCGAATTCACAGGTAGCATTAAAGGAATTTGGAACGAGCTAGTTTCGTGGTTTAATGATACATTCGCGATGTGGCAAGACCTATGGTGGAATGTATGGTACGCAATCAAAGAGACAGCTAAAACGTTGTGGACGGATTTGTGCAACTTCTTGAAAACGAAATGGCAAGAGTTCACAAACTGGTTAAATGAAACATGGGAAAGCACGAAAGAATGGTTCAAACAAACATGGCAAGACCTATGCGAAAGTGTAAAACAAACATGGAAAAACTTCACACAATGGGTCGAAGACACATGGAAAGGCTTTTGCGATTGGTTGAAACAAACATGGACGAACACGAAAGAATGGTTCAAACAAGCATGGAGAGACCTATGCAACGGTGTGAAAAACACATGGAGCGCCTTCACGAAGTGGTTAGAAGATACATGGAACGCTTTTTGTGAATGGTTACCACGCAAAGCGAGAGAAGTCGGTAACTGGTTCTCTGACACTTGGAAGTCTGTTTGTGACACCGTAAAAGGTTGGTGGAATGGACTAGTAACAGGCGCGCAAGAAACTTGGGAAGGTATTTGCGAATGGTTTAATAAGCTGAAAAGCTTTGATTTAGGAGAAGCCGGACGCGCAATCATGGACAGTTTCTTAGACGGACTGAAAAGCGCATGGAAGAAAGTCCAAGACTTCGTAGGCGGCATCGGCGACTGGATTCGTGAACATAAAGGGCCTATCAGTTACGACAAACGTTTGTTGATTCCTGCCGGCAAAGCAATCATGAACGGATTGCTAGGCGGACTAGAAAGCAAGTTCGGTGCAGTACAAAACTTCGTTAAGAGCGTGACGGCTTGTCTAAGTGATACCAGCGTAACGAATGGTATCGACAGCGCAATTAACGACGTGAATCCGACAATGACAATCGACAAGAACACAAAATCACGTGTACGTCATGAAATCGACGGATCGAACACCCAGCCGGCTTATATTTCGTTAAGCATGGGCGGTCAAGTGTACAAAACCTTTGTATCCGACATTTTCGACGAACACGAAAACGAAACCGACGTTCGTCTGGATGTATTCTAAAAGGAGGTAACATAATGTACAACTTTAGAGATACGACAAGCGATTGGCGCTTTCACGAGGAATGGTTGCCAACGGTAGCTATGAACTTCGACGGCGGTTTCATCGAACATATCGTGTCCGGATATCGCACCCTTACGGTGTCCGGGCGTGAAATGCTCGGTGTAGAACTAACAACAGAAGACGTAGCGAACGGCTGTATCGTGACCGAGGAACGGTTGCCAGCACGTGAGCTTGTAATTACATACCAACTAGATGCAAACAGCTCAGAAGAGCTTTTAACACGGTTTAAGCAACTAGAAAGCCTACTGATGACAGGTAAGGACGTACCTATCTTTTTCAACGACGAGCGCGATTGGGTTTACTACGGAAGGTTATCGGCGGTTGACAGTGTACCGGTCGAAAGCAATAGCGTAGTAAGCACCTTCACGATCTTGTGCAGCGATCCTAAACGTTATGGCAGAGAGTTGACAACGAGCGACGGACTTATACGGCATGAAGGGAAGCTTATTCCGCTAAGTATAGAGTTCGACATCCCTTCTAATACCTCTTATTTCGTTTCTAACGGCGTTCACACTATCAAGGGTACAAACACAAGCACAGAGGTGTCAACGCACGTTAAAATCGATTTTGCGACGTGCGAGACGTATTCGAACGGCAAACTAGATTATAAAATCATCGCTTTAGATTCTGACTTTGAAAACTTCACGCTAGAAAACGGTATGGCAATCACGTCTAACGTGAACAATTTAATTATCCGATATTCGGAGGTGTCATGATGTTATACTTATTCAATCAACAGCAGCAACTAATCAAACGCGTACCACTCAAGAAAATCGGTACGTTAAATCAATACAAAGAAATCACATCCGACAAAGCCGAACTAATGAACGACACGTTAGAAGCTAGCGTCATTTATAGCGATGAAGCAGAAAAAGCGATGTTTATGGCGGTTAGGGAAGACGACGGCATGTTTTCCCTTTATCGCATTTTAGGTGCTAAAACAAGCCGGAACATCTTGAATTTGAGCGGCGTTAACTTCGGACCTGATGAATTAGACGGCTATGTGATAAAAGACATAAGGCCGAACAACGAAGACGCGCAAGGCCTTATCATTCGTCTTTTTGAAAACGCAGGCGTGGACGGTTGGGAAATACGTGTCCATACGCCACTACCAAGAATCACGGACAACTTTTACTACGTGACTGTGCGCGAGGCATTGAAGCAGTTACAAACGCATGGTATCGAGTTTACATTTAGTTGTGATCTAACTGAGTTCGGCGTTGCTAAGAAATACCTAGACGTGTACGACAAAATAGGAACAAACACAGGCACGCGTTTTACGTACGGAGACAAGGCGCTAACGGTAGAAAAAGAAATCGAACGCACGAATATCGTGACCTCGTTGATTGGACGCGGGCGCGGTGAAGAAGTCGGAGACGGATACGGGCGACGCATTGAATTTGCTGATGTGGTATGGAGCAAAGCAAAAGGAGACCCGCTGGACAAACCAAAAGGACAAATCTTCCTAGAAGACCCCGACGCAACGCTAAAATACGGCATTCCTGTGGGTTCTGGCATGCGCAAACGTGAGAAAGTGATCGTTTTCGATGATTGCGAAGATCCTAACGAGCTACTGAAATTAACATGGCAAAATTTAGTAGAATATCAACGCCCGCTAGTGCAGTTCAGTTCTACTGTGCTAGGCGCTGAATACATAGGCAACACCGTTTCTATCCATAGACATGATCGCGGTTATCACTACGAAACGCGCATTTATAAGCAAGAACGCGATTTTGTTCGCAATGTGAAAAAAGTACACTTAGGAGACAACCTAACTAGCAATAGCAAAACCAGCACGTTGACCGCCGTTCAGTCTATCAACACGATGGAAAAAACAAAAATGACGTTTTATCAATCGACTGAAATTAGTAAATTCCAAGACGATATCATGCGCGGAGCTGGTAAAGAAGGCGGGTCGATTTATCAAGTAAACGGGATCGAAGCCGGGGTGTCTGACAGCCGCGAAGTTTATGAATATGTATGGATGAATGGGAAAAATATCCCTAGTTCGTCTCATTTCATGACGGCAAACAGTGAGGGCATCAGTTTCAAGGAATGTAAAAAAGGACAATGGAAAACAATCAAGGATGTTCACAATGGCGATTCTCACACTGCGTGGACGATCGACGGAACATTTAACGCTAACTTTATCATGGCGGGTATTTTGCGAGGTATCCTCATCGAGGGGGCGTTGTTAAAAACTATCTATAGTGAAGGTGCGCAAAAACAATATCAAGCCGTTATGGATCATGGGAAGTTCCTTATTCAAGACGCAAAAGATACGCCAGACGAAATCGACTACTCTAATGGCAAATGGCGCGATCAAGTGCAAGGGAAAACAATAGCCGAGTTCCGTGGTACGTACGACGCAGCAACAGACAGAGCAAACGGCGCGGCAATCATCAAACACAAAGGACAAATCTTTTCGATCAACGTAATGGGAGATGAATTTAGTACATCCATCTTCCAAATACCAGCAGACGCGCACGCGGATAACCTCAAATACAGGCTGAGGGGCGCAGGCAGTTTCGAGAACGGTCAAGTTACGTTTAACGAAAAAGTCATCTTTAAAAAAGGCTTCGAAGTGCAAGGAGAAACACTCTTCCACAATAACGTAACAATGAATAGCAACCTTGCAGTCAAGGGCGGTTTGACTATTAACAACGGGCAAGCTGTTTATCCGGGGCAAGGTGGAGGCCCGTCCGGTGGCGGTGGCGGCACTGGCGGCATTCCAGAAGGATTGAAAACCGACGCTGAAAAACGCGCATGGCAAATCTATGATATTCTTTGTGCGAACAAATTCACGAAACAAGCAGCCTGCGGTATTCTAGGAAATATGCAACAAGAAACTGGTGGCACATTCGATCCAGACACACGACAAATCGGCGGGCCAGCGTATGGACTAGTACAATGGGATGGTTCGGCATATCCATTGGTAGGACCGGCAACTTATGACGGTAAAGTGTACGTGCAAAACCTTTTCAACGCCGCGAACATCAAAGAGCCTGTAGAAAGCTTACGCGGACAAGTTCAACTGCTGCTATGGACATTCGGAACTTCGCAATGGATGGGCGTTATCGAACCGTCGACAGTCGCGGCTTTCAAAGCATGTACCGATCCGGCACTTGCGGCACGCGCGTTTGAGCGTAACTACGAACGACCCGCAGCAACTCATCCGGAACGCGAAACTTATGCTATCCAATGGTACAATAAATTCAAGGACTTGAAACCGACGCAAGCAACAGGCGAAGCGGGTCTGAAACACTTAGAAAGTCTCATGAATACACGTGTAGGAAACGGACAATGCTATGCCTTATCCGCAGAATATTCGGGTTTTCTCGGAGGTTGTGGCATGGGAAGCGGTACGAAATACAGCTTTTCACACGTGATCGGAGATACTACGGCGGCAAGTAACATCGGTTCGGGCTATGATTGGGGCGCTGTAGGTTGGAAGGTGATTTTCAATCCTTCACTAGATCAGTTAGTCGTGGGGGCTATCATCAACTGGACGCAAGGCGCAAGCGTCGGCGGGCCTAATGCGTGGACGACAGACCCGACTTACGGACACACAGGAGTGATCCGAGGTATCGAAGGGAGTACGATTCTCACGTATGAACAAAATACGGAATACGGTCAAGTGGTAGCTAAATGCGTGCGCGGGTTCATTAGCGCCGGTAGCATTGCTTCTATCTGTATTCCGCCAAAATAAAAAGGAGTTGTGAAACGTGGCGAGAATTAACTATAGAGCGGTTCTTTCATTAACAGAACCAAATCATCAAATTTTCTTGCGATTCCGACAAGACGACACGCAAACACAAACCCTTTCAGTAGAGATCACAGCGAACGGGAAGCTTTTCCCGTTCACTGGTTATGCTGTTGAGTTTGTTAACATTACGCGTTCTGACAGTGGACAACCGATCATCGAGAAAGTCGAAGAGGTTTATCCGCAAGAATCACGCATTGAGTTTACATTAGGCGCACGCTCCTTACAATGGTTAGGGAAGAACGTTGCGTATTTTAGTTTTAGAGACGAGGACGGCAACGAAGTATTTTCAACAAATAATTTCGAGTATGAAGTCGTTCACGGCGTACATAAAGGGCCTATCTTAGATAGCGGGTACTTATGGCAAGTAGATGAAATCATCGAGCGCATTAAAGCGTATATGGCAGAAAACCAAGCGGAGTGGGAGAAATTTGTCGAGGATAACAGAGAGTTCTTAGAAAGCTTCGACCCGGGCGGAAAAATCTTAACAGAGATCATCGACGCACGCGGTAACTATAACTCACTAGCCGAACGTTTAACGGCGCTCGAAAAAGGGCAAACATTCAGCGTTCCTAAAGGCGCGGAACAAGTGCCAATCAAAAGAGACAAACTTTTCTACGACAGAGGCGCATACAACTACATTCGACCTACTAACTTAGATACAGTGATCGCACAAGCGGACAAAACTAAGTTTAACATGGGTTTCATGACGGATATCCACGTCGATTCACACCAACAATTCGCCGATCACTTTGACCAAAAAGACAAGATGGAACGCCGTTGGAATATCGTCGGACAATTTAGAACGCTAGAAACCTTTACGGACGCGATGGTATACGGTGGGGATAATATCGATGGATACAGTGGAGCGACGGCAGCAGGCATTTACCCTTATACCGAACAAGAAAGACGCGCGAAAAACTTACACGTGTTGAAACGTTTTGCAAGTGCAGCAACAGCAGGCGCGAAAGTTCCGGTTATTCTTTGCCGTGGTAACCACGAAACAGGCAAAATCCCGCATGCGAACGACGGACGTTCCCGAGAAGATTCGTTAACTGGTTCGGACATTGCGGTGGCATACGGTAGCCGTTACGGCGCCACTTTGTTCCCTAGTAAAAAAGTTGCGATCTATCGTATTGATACCGATGATTTCGAAGACGCTACGAACTCGCATGGTAAATTCATCGAGTTTTCTGGATATTACAACGGTGCTGAGTTCCCTCATGGAAAACTGGGGCAAAACCAATTGCATGCATTCGGACAATGGTTAGAGCAACTTGACAGAAGCTATCACGTTGTAATCGTCGGACATGTACCGATAGAAAGAGAAAACGATGTAGCAAACGTTACAAAACTAGCGACCTTGCTAGACGGCTTCAAACAAGGATCAAGCGTAACAATTGACTACAATTCTATGCAAGGGCACAACCCGAGCCCTATGGGGCAAAAGACTTACAACTTCGCAACAAAAGGGAGCGGAACAGTTGCGGCAATCTTTGCGGGGCATTGGCACTATGAAACAGTGAAATATTTAGGTACAACGCAAATCATTGTAGGAACAAAAGCCTTTCCTTCCGAAGAGGAATACAACACAGCGAACGAAGCGGGGTTCGCTAACGTCCAAATCGACACAGCAAAACGTACGATCAAAGTACAAGGCATAGGTCACTATACTAACCGCAACTTCTCGTATTAAGGAGGTTTAAACATTGGAAAAAGAAACAAAAGAAATGCGCGAGGCTATTGATTGGATTTTACAACAATTAGAAATTCATTTTGATGGCACGCCGCAACAAGCGCACGTAGACGCTACGCCGTTAAATGCCGGTTTTTGTACGCCAGAAATCGCAATGAACGCGCGTGGCATTGCTTTAAAAGATAATGAACTAGGCTGGAAGTATACTAACGTATACGACGTTCCACCGGGCTTTTATGCCACCACTAACCAATGGTACAAAAACGGACAAATCACTTTTTGCGGCGACGGCGCTATCATGATATTAGGCGTCATGCAAGAACATAACAAGCGTAAATTGATTTGGGCTTCGGATGGTTATAGCGGAAACATCTATGTCGCACGTACGCATAACGATGATAACGGCTATAACAGCCCAGGTTTCCGAAAAGTCGTAACGACCTTCGAACTATTCAAAGGTGAAAAACATGGCGTAGGTACAACAATCGACCTGAAAGATAGCATGAAACACTACAGTTCCATGCGCATTTACATTCAAGGTTGGGGCGGTCAAGTGTACGAAGCAAATAACGTGGAAGGCCCGGTTATTATGTTCAGCAACTTATACGACAACGCAGGCGGCCTAGAAATGTACGAACTGAAGTTAGAACGTGTAACAGATACACGCTATAAAATTGCCCGCTCGGCGCAAGTAGCGATCACTGAAAATATGAACTATCACAAAAACACAAATGCAGAAATTCAAATCATCAGAATAGAGGGTGTGAAATAATGGCGCATATCATTAAAAAAGGGCCTATCAAAGTACCGACACAGCCGAAAGACTTCGATTTGCAAGCGACAGGGCTTGTGTTTAAGTCATACGACAACCAAATAGCACTAGAGTTTAACGTCGCACAACAGGACGGCGCGCCAGCGGACTTGCTAGGCGCTAACTTGCGTTTATTGATGTTTATCTATGACGAAGTAGATGGAACGATCAAGAAAGAACCAATCCCTTTTATCACGAAAAACCTCATCACCGAAAGCTTTTTGAATGGGCATGTCGTGTATATCTTGCCGGAAGCGATGAAAGCTTATGACGGCATGGTAGAAGCCTATGTCTACATTGAGTATCCAGACGGATCAACAAGCGATAACTTAGGCTTCACTTTCCGCATGAAGCGTTCAGCAATCGACGGACTAGCACAAGACAAAGCAGACTATTTCATCGAAGACTTCAAACAATTGTTAGCGGCAGCGAGCTTAGAAGCAAATAAAACGATCGAGGGGCTAGATACCGAAATCAAAAACTTGCAACAAGCGGCAAAAGACGCGAACACAGCAGTCGACGGCGCAATGGATCGTATTGACGGACTAGAAGCAGAAATCGGACAACTAGAAAGACTGCGCGAAATGTACATCGATACATTGGATTTCGAAGGTTATGATTATAGCGGACGTCCAAACCTAATGCCTAACCTAGACTTCTCTAAGTTAAGCAAAACGAACGTAAACATCCAAACACCATATTCTTACATAAAAGACGGCGGCACGTTCTTCGTTCTTGATAGAACCGATCCGTCTATCGCGTCAACAAGTACAGCAAGCGTGTTTATCCCGATGTTAGGACGTTTAGAAAAAGGTGCTCATTATGCGGTAACTATCCCGATGATGATATCCCAAGACTTTGGAACGGATTACGGTTCTACCCCTATCTATCCGTATTGTGTAACCACTGACGCAGAGACTAAATGTGTGGCGTCGTTAACGCCTAGCGCGGATTGTCGTGGAAAATGGCAATTCGTTAAGAAAACTTTCACTGTACCAAGCGATATGCCAGACGGGAATTTCGCACCGTTCTTACAAATTTATCAAGTGGCAAACCAAACAGGAAAACTCTACATCGGTTACGACATCAAAATCGAAAAGATTGCCTCGTTAAGCGACCAAGCAACACCGTTCCAACCAAACTTATTGGCAGAGCCTTATAACATGTGCCGCGAATATCCTAATGAGAACATGGTGATAAATAACGACCCGGTAACTAGCAACGCTTATTTAGTTAAAAGCTACCAAATCAAACCGCTTGTGAAAGGTAAAAAATACACCCTTACGTTAAAAGGTACAAAACCTAGTACGCAAACGTGGCGTCCTTTCTTCACACAAGACAATGGTAGTCCGTGGGGCACAGGAGACATGACACCGGTTCCGGGGCTTCCTAACACATGGGTCAAAACTTTCACTGCAAGCGCCAATTCACATCCGACAGGGCCGGCGGTGCAAATTTACCAAGTACCAAGCACAAGCGCCGGACAATGTAAAATTGAATGGTGCAAACTCGAAGAAGGCGAAGTAAACACGCCAATCAACGTGCCAACCTATAAAGGACTAGGAATCTTAGACAGCAACGATCCTACTAAATACGTATGGAACTACACCGAACTAGTAGACGTCGACGGCATTCAAGACGCACTAGAAAACGTCGAGCAACGCACCGCAACACTAGAAGGCAAGGCGAACACAATCGACGGGCGACTAAACAACGTCAACACCGCGCTAAACACCGTACAAAGTACCGCGGATCAGATTCTAGCTGAGGTAACGGCGGCGGACGTAATGAAAGAAACAGACTTGCCGGGCTATCTAGCAAACAAACCGATTGTTGCCGGTGGCATGGCAGACTTCGCGGGCAAAGTAGCGCAGAAAGTGCATCCAAATCCGCACAGATGTGCAAACTTTGCTATCGCGTATAAACACGAAAACCAAGCACCGAGCAAATGTTTCAACTCCTACGAATGTAGTCAAGCTTTTTACGACAAATTAAAAGCGCTAGACGGAAATATCGGCGGAGCGGCTACAAATACAGTGGGACAAACCGTAACGACGGCATTCAAGTTTGATTTAATATCACAAATTACAAAAGACTATCCTTCTTTCTTTGACGACTGCCCAACGCAAGGCGAGAAAGTGGTGAAAATCCGCAACTATATCGAGAGCGCCGTGTTAACAATTCACTCTAAAAACACAAAGAGCGAATGTTATATCAGTGTGGCGCAAGGCGACGTGTGGGTCTTAGAAGTGAAAAAAGGAAGTGGCGACGAAAGCAATGTAACTGAAAAAGTGTACGATCAACTAGTACAAAACTTATACACGCGCGCGTGTGTGCAAGACGACGGTTCTATCATTTTCCGTGCAAGAACTCGGACATTCAAAGCGAGCGAAACAAATGTAACAATCAAGCAAGAAATCGACTATGTACGCCTAGATTACACATTAAATCTAAGTTCTGACGACTTCCTAACACCAATCGAAAGAGACGTAACGAAAGACAATCTCACACAAATCTTGTCGGATGATTCCGCAACGATTAAAGGTGTAATGGACTTCAAGTTTAAAACGCGTGGTAATAACGATCTTTGTCCGCACGCAGCATATTTAAAATCTACCAGCGCACAAGCTACGAACATGAGCGAAATCACATATGAAGCAGACGCCGACATGTACAACAAAACACAAAACAAAAACGACGGACTGACAAGTGTTCTTGGGCCAGAAGCGACAACTGGCTATGTCGGACAAGCTAAGTACAAATTTGACTTAGTAACCGCAATCGAAAAAGAACATCCGCACCTATTCAAAGGACTAACGACAACGAAAGAAAAAGTTGACGTGCTAAAAGCGAAAATGCAAGAGCTGAAATTCAATGTATGGTTGAGACTAGAAGGTGCCACTTACATCGAAATCGGGAGTTCATTGTCAAATGTAGACGCAATCGACACGCGACAAACGACAGCTATTGCGGAAACGACCGAGTTTGCACGTGCTGAGTTCTACTGCGATAACAACTACGCTTGTGCTAGACGTATCAACGATGATGGAACGATTTTGTATTACCTGAGAGGAAACTCAGTCGGAGAAAGTACACCACAACCGAAAGTTATCATCGACTACGTGAACCTAGAATACACGTTAAACGACAAGCCAAGCGATTATGTAGTCACTAAAACGGACGCTACTTATCTAGCGACAGTAGCTAAAACAAAAGAGCTAGACCGCTACAAAGAGTATTTCGGTTTGTCCGCGACATCGCTTGGGACAGATACGCCAAACCAAACAACAATCCCGTTCGGCCCTTCTGTAGGGTTGCATGGAGCGCGCGCCGTAACGCTGAACGGCGGAGTATTCACAGCTACTAAAGCGTGCAAACTAATGTTTGACTTCGCCATTAAAATGCGCGGAAACGACAAAACAGGCTACATCTACGTTAAGCCGTACAAAAACGGCGTGAAAGCGGACGACGAGGCGTGTGCGGCAGTCGGGGGCTTTAGAGATAGTACAGGCGCAACAACTACACTTAAATTCCAAAACAACGCGCCGTTGAAATATATCGTAGAGTTGAATAAAAACGATACATTAGAATTTAAGATCGAGTTAGGCGAAACCGACAAGATTCAACAGGTTAGAATGTTATTCGGAACAATCGAAGAAATCTAAAAAGGAGACGATGAAAATGTTAACGATCATTCTTGCTATACTGCAAAGCATCCCACAAAATCCGTTGTTTATCGTATTATTGGCGGCAATTGGATTGGATGTGTTTACCGGTTTTAGTAAGGCGGTCGTGCTAAAAAAACTGTCTAGCTCAATAGGGCTAGGCGGTTTAATGAAGCACGCCAACGTGTTGATTTTGAACGTAGTAGTTTACACTATCTTAACTATGATGGACCTAACTGTAGGTATTCCATTCGTGTTAGGGTTCTACATCTTTACATATGCAGTGTCAATTACTGAAAACTACTTAGAATGCGGCTTTCCGTTTCCAAAATCTGCGAAAGACTTGTTTATCAAACTACGGGACTTCGCAGACGATTCCATTGGAAACTTAGCAAATAAAAACAAAGGAGATAAAAAATAATGGCAGTAAATATGGATGGCGCAATCGCATACGCAAAAAGATTTGTAGGCAAAGTCCCTTATGACATGAACGGCCCACGTGATCCAGAAAGAGGAACGGCCGACTGTAGTTCTTTCGTGTATTGGTCGGTTGTACGTGGTGGAGGTGGAAAACAATGGCAATACGCTTGGGCGCCTTCTACGGTAACGATGCCTCAATGGTTATACGACAACGGTTTTGAGTTGATTGCGGATAATAAATCATGGAACATGCAAAAAGGGGATATCGTTATTTGGGGAGAACCGGGCAATAGCTACGGAGCAAATGGACATACAGGTATTTGCCTAGATAACCAAAACTGGATTGAAGAAACGGGTTACATTATGAATGTAGGTATCTTCAATCACGACCAACGACTAGCGCAAGCCGGATATCCTTATTGGCAAGTATTCCGCGTGAAAGGCGGTAGCAAACCTGCACCAAGCAAACCAAAACCAAGCAAACCGAAAACACACGCGCAAGCCGTGCTAGAAAGTCCAGCAATCCATCAAGGGAACGCGTGGGGTAAATTAGAGGTATTGGACATGCCTAAGAAAAACAAATTGCACGTGAGAGGTTGGTTAGTACCGGATAAACCAACAGGACCGATCGGTACATATGCATATATCATCATCATGCAACACGGCACAAACAAAGAACTAGCGCGCGTACAATCGGCAGGATTTAAACGTGCGGACGTCAAGAAACAATACGGCTATAAAGGCGGGGAACATTTAGGATTTGACGTGACTGTCGATGTAGGCTGGATGAAAGGAAAGAAAGTAGATGTTATCTTGCGTAGATGTAACAAAGCGAACGGCGAGGGTGCTGTAAACGACGTGAGAATCAAGGACATCTATTTGACGATTGTTTAAGCATTAGTTACGGTTTTTGTAACTATGCGAAAAAAGAGGGCTTACGCCCTCTTTTTGTTTTGTTCTTTGAAGTATTTCTGCATGCCTTGCCGCGCCAAATTGTCCGCGCATCGGTTGTTTTCCCGCACGTGCCAAGCGAGGCCACAAAACTTAAATTTTCGCATCATCAATATAATGCGTTGTTCTAGGTTCGTTAGTGGTAATTCGTCGTTGTCAATCAATTCATTAATACGCCAGACTAGACTGTTATTATCACTCTTTATCACGAGCACAGTATCTTTTGCGCCGAACTCGTTCATAACGCGTTTTATTCCGTAATATAAAGCTAGCGTCTCGGCTTGCTGTGAGGTGTAAACGTTCTTTTCGTAGGCACTCCATTGATACTGCTTGCCGTCAACTAGCACTTGACAACCAATACCGCACACGTGAGACTTTTCTCTGAAACTTGCGTCCGTATATAGCCACACAATCATAAGCAATCATTCCTTTGCTTTATTCACAAGGCATATAACCCGCGCGTTTCAATTCCTCATATAAGAATAAACGTCCTTTTTGTGTCCAATAAGTACTAGGATACGCCTTGCCGTTCTTTTCAAACGTTTTTGTCTTGATGCATCCTTTATCAACTCTCTACTTAAATTCTTCCCATTTGTTTGGGGCAAACCCCATACTAACAAACTCATCATCTTTAAACACTACTGGCAGCGTTCTTAGGTTCATAGCAAGTAATTCATTTAATCCTTCTAAGTTGTCATCAACGTTAACCTCAGTGAATGTGTGTCCTTTGCCTTTGAACCAATTCTTAGTCATTTTGCAAGGCATGCAGTTGTTTTTAGTATAAATTTTAATCATTGTATGCTCCTCCTTGTGATTTTAAATCAAATTCCGTCGTATGGGTTTAACGCTTCAATAGATACCGCCTGAATCAATTCCCAAATCTCAAACGGGGAGAGGTCGGGTTCTCCAAATACAACATTGTTAAAATGTAACGTTTCTTGAATTGCTTCGATAACCTCGAAGGGATGTAACGTTCCTTCTTGCTCGTGTAAAATTTTCTCCGCTGATTCGTATAACGTTTCTAACAATTGTTCTTTATCCATCGATTTCATTCTCCTTCACGATAATAACCATCTTTTTAATTTGATTTCGCGGAATCATATATTCTAATTCTAAAGTGTCTTTGTTAAATAGCTCCAAGCCGTAGTCAGTGATTGCTAGTTTCGTATGCACAAAATACATTTCTCGTCCTTTATAAGTCGTTACGATCAATTGTGTTACATCTTCTAGCATGATTCTTTCTCCTTTCTATTCTGTTTCGCCTAACAAAATTGGTAAGATATCGTCTACATCACGTGCAAAGAAGAGGGTAGGCGGGAAGTTGTACGTTCCTTCTTGTTCTAATTTAACTAGTTGTTTTATCAAATCATCGTAGAAACCTTTGTAATTCACGATAATAATCGGCACTTCATCTTTAGCGCCGACAGCGACTTTCGTCAACACCTCAAACAATTCGTATATCGTGCCAGAACCACCGGGCAGAATGATAAATGCATCACCTAATTCAATCAAACGCGCTTGTCGATCGATCAAGCGTTCTTCTAAGTAAAGCTCTTCGCAATCCATGAACGGACGTTCTAAGTGTGCTAATTCTTCGGGATAAACACCGATGTTATAACCGTTATAATCATATGTCCCGGTTGCTACCGTGCCCATCACTCCCGCACTAGAACAGCCGGTAACGGTGGCGTATTGGTTGACAGCTAACAGCTTACCAACCTCATAGCCTAGTTTTAAATAATCTTTATCCACATCGTCACGCGCGCTACAAAATACACAAACATTTTCATAATGCATTACTCATCAACTCCCAATTGTTCTAACCAAGTTGCGCCAAAATCTTCGTATAAATCTACTAAAGTGGCGTCAGCGTCATCTGTTAATTCCAACACCGCACCGCAAGCAATCGCTAATTGCGAAAATTCTTGCATTTCCTCGAGCGTCATGCCTAACTCCACTGCTTTCGACCCTAACTCATTCATACGTTCTCCGCCGATACCTAAGAATGCTACCATTTCTATTTCTTTGTTTTTATCCAT